ATTAAAGCATTGCAATTAAAAGCAGAAATAAATAAAAAAATGATATCTAATGCTTGACAATAAAAAATAACTTTGATATAATAGTCTTATAGAAATAAAGGAGAACTAATGATAACATCTTTTAAAGAACTAGCTGAAAGGCGAAGAATTACTTTAAATTATCACAAAAAAAATAGTCAACAGTATATCAACAGTTTAAATTACTTTGAATACACTAGAATGTACTTCGAGAAAAATGGCTTTCCTGAAGATAATAGACGAGTTTATCAAAGCGGTAAGCGAAAAGGCCAAAAGGTTGGCTGGACTGATAAAGAGGAAAAGCAACAGAAGGAAGATATTAGGAAATTTATTTATGAAAAGCAATTACAAAAGTTTAAAAGCAGAAGAAAAAGCTAGTAAACACTATGCTAGAAACGTTAGAAAGCTGTCTAAAGAGCTTGAAGAGATGAACGAAGTAAAGTATAGGGCTGGCCCTAACGAGTGTCTGTATGGCCTAATAAATGACTTGTGGAACTATTGGGACGACGGATATATTTTACCAATGCTTAAGTATAATATTGAAATTACAAGGCAAGGCGATGTATTCACTGTGGAAAGAGGAGAAAATGGAAGCAATTAACATTAAGTTTGACGAAAAACAGCTCGAAGAAGTTGTGAAAAAAATTACTGAAGAACTTAAAAACCAACGTTTGAAAGAAGAGGTTGTCTATAAATGAGCGTATTTGAAACCTTAAGCATCATTAATGTTAATGACAAAAAAAGTAAAAAGAATAATCTTGACTATCTGAGTTGGGCGTTCGCTTGGTCTGAGGTAAAAAAAGTTTATCCTGAAGCAAATAGTAAAGTTTATGAAAATGAGCAAGGTTTAAACTATCATACAGACGGTCGTACAGCATGGGTTAAGGTTGGTATGACTATTGAGGGTTTAGAGCATATCGAATACCTTCCTGTGATGGACTATCGTAATCAATCTATCCCGCTTGAAAAAGTGACTTCAATGGATGTTAACAAAGCCATTCAACGCGGACTAGTTAAGGCAATTGCTCGTCATGGTTTAGGGCTATACATCTACGCAAATGAAGACCTTCCTGACATGACAGAAGAGCAGAAAGAATTGGAAGCTGAAAAGCAACGACTTCGTGAAATTCAACCACTTATCAAACGAGCTGAACAGCTAGGATATGAAAACATTGAGAACTTGAAAACAAAGACAAAAAAAGAAATCTTTGATATCATGACAATTTGGAAAGCACAGCAAGAAGCGAAAAAAGGAGAATAATTAAATGGCAATTATCACAGTTACAACGCAAGTAAACGAAAAAAACACACGTACAGTAAGCACAGCAAAAGGCGATAAGAAAATTATTTCAGTTCCTTTGTTTGAAAAAGAAAAGGGTTCTAACGTAAAAGTTGCTTACGGTTCAGCGTTCTTGCCTGACTTCATTCAATTAGGTGACGTCGTAACGATCAGCGGTCGCGTACAAGCTAAGGAATCAGGCGAATACGTAAATTACAACTTTGTTTTCCCAACAGTTGAAAAAGTATTTATCTCTAATGATAGTCAAGCACAAGCTAAGCAAGACTTATTTGGTGGTTCTGAACCGATTGAAGTTAATGAATCGGAACTACCTTTCTAGAAAGTAGGTTACATGTACACAGCGGAAGAGAGAGAGCAAATTATCGACATCGTGGATAAGATGAGCTTACTTAAACAAGACTTTGACGGAGCTTTCACTTGGATCAAGGAAAATGTATCAATGCCATTTGACTTTGACGGAGAACAGCAATTCATATCAGACTTGAAACAGTTAGTTAAAATTAACGCTTTGAAGTTTGGTAAAATATATGAAGGAGTATTAAATTGACAACACTACGAGAATTACACAAAAAACTTAAAATCAAACAAACACTTGATAACTACGTAAGAAACACAAATAAAAAATACAAGCATAATTTTGTAGCTGATGAAATTCTTGGCGAGGGAATGGCTAAACTGATTGAGCTTAATACACAAGGCAAACTTGGAAGACATGCACAGCAAATTGCTTACATCAACCATAACTTGAGCTTGCAGCGACAAAAGGAACAACTGGAACAAGCTAACGAACGACTTGCTAAACGTGCTGAGAAAGCCCAAAAATTGCTTGACACGGAACTTCTGAAAGATAGTTACATCGAAACACTCGAAATGTTTAGTAAATACCATTCAGCAAAATATAATATGTGGGACGAACCAGAAACTCCAACTAAAGTGATTGAGTTCATGGAAAAGAACGGTGTGAAGCAAGGTAAATGGCTACGTCATGAAGGAGTTGACGCTTGGTTTAAGGAACGAATCATCTGGTTCAAAAATAAATTGAAAGAAAAATAACATCATATAAGACTTTAGGCTTTGCAGCTTAGAGTTTTTTTTGTTATAATCAATATATAAAGTTAAGAAAGAGAGTTACAACAATGGAATTAAAACAATGCGTAACCTGTGGGGCTTCAAGTTTCACTAATGGTAAATGTGATTATTGTGGCAATCATTATGAAACGGAAACTATTTTTGAGGAGCAAAAAGAACAAGAAACAACTTATACAGAACTTAGGTTTCAAGAAACTCATGCTGGTAAATTAATACTTAAAATCATGATCTATACTTTAGTATCTATTATTTGGTTTGCTGTAACTGTATTTATTCCACCGCTATTTATAATAACAATTATTTTATTAGTGGTTTATCGTGCTTTTCGCTTGATAATTAAAAAGAAATAGCTTATAATAGTATATAATTAAACTAGAAAGGTGACAATGAAAAGAAAATATTTTAATGATAAAAGATATTGCCATTGCTTCGATATTCCAACGAGTGACGGTTTAGGAGTTTGCAAAGGTTGTAGAGGATATAGAAACATCTGTTATAGTTGCGATCGCTGTTTACATTGTTGGTATGCATCGCAGGTTGAACTATTTACCGAATACAATGAACCTAAGTTGCTAGAACTTATAGAAAAATGGAATAAATTTTACCAAATTAGAAAGACAAGGAATAGTGCTTAATTTAGACGAGAAGAAAATCAGAAAAGGTAGACCGATTGGACTACCGTACCAAGGGAGCAAGAAAAAGATAAGCAAGAAGATTATTGAAATTATCAAACAAAACTTTGGCACAGATAAGCCGATATACGACATCTTCGGAGGTGGTGGAGCAATTACAGCCGAATGTGTTTTAAATGGCTTAGAAGTGCATTATAATGACTTGGACAAGGATATAACCAACGCATTTGAACGAGTTATATCACAAGACCGTGAGTGGATAAAAACTCTTATTGTTTCACGTACGGAGTTTTTAGAGATTGAAGCGAAAGAAAACAAGACGACAGATGATTTTTTGAAGTTGCTAGTAAACTCTTTTGGTAATAATAAGTTGCGATATTTATACAACAAAGAAAAATCAGATTTGAAATATAATCTAGCTAAAGAAATTATCGAAAAGCATGACGTTTTTAGTGGTTATAAACAGACCGAAACATATAAGAGATCGATTGAAAAGTACAAACAACTTGAACAACTTCAAAAACTTAAACAACTTGAACAACTTCAACAACTTCAACAACTTGAACGACTCCAGCAATTAAATAAAATAAAAGCAACGAATAAAAGTTATCATGATTTTAGCGAAGTTTCTGGAGCTATATTATATCTTGATCCTCCTTATGAGGGTAGTTACCAAGAAAGTTATATCAATTCATTTGATAGTCAAGAGTTTTATAACTGGGCATTTGAAATAGCTAAGGCCAATATCGTGATAATTTCAAGTTATTCAATTTCAGATGAACGTTTTGAAGTTGTATATTCTTTTGATAAAGCACGTAGCACCATTCAAGGCGGAACAAGAAATGATAAATGTGAGAAATTATTTATGGTTAAGGGAGTTAATATTTGACAAAGTAAAAGCAATTTGATAGAATGTAGTTATAAATAGAGGAGGACAAAATGAAAGATACAGTAAAAACTTTAATGATAGCTGCAGGTGTCGGCTTTACACTTATCGCTATCACTTGGATAGGTATGCTTGCGACGTTGCTTATTGCATGGCTTGGAGGTAACATCTAATGAATTTTAAAGAAAATAAGCACTATGTCAACGAATACGGTGTAGAACTTAACGAATACTTGAAACATAATTTTAACTACGAAGAGCTTGTGGGCTGGAATACAATGCAGGTATTGAAGTATCTAGTGAGAGCTGGCAAGAAAGAGGGTGAAAGTTACGACAAAGACCGTAACAAGGCTTTAGACTATGCCAAAGAACTTGCTAACTTAAGTAACGAGAATGAGCTTACAGAATACACTACTGACGACATTATGGGCTTTATACAAGAACTAGCTGATGATTTTGAACGCTGGGAAGGAATAAAATAATTGATAATAAAGTTTATGCTTGACAGTATGAACTTTTTTTTATATAATAAATACATAGAGTTAAGAAAGGAGATTAAACAATGGCAACTCAAAAAGCTATAAAGGTAGTAGCTTATAACCCTATGACGGAAGAGGAACTACACTTTAGTGGTAAGGCTCAATGTGCTAATTATTTCGGACTTAAAGCTAATACAGTCATCAGATGGCTTGATAACGGTATGCCTGTAATTGAACTGTTGGTAGACCTAGATAGAAACCAAGTAGAGTTTGAAAAACAAAGTAAGCTAAATGGCTTTGAATTATTTACGATTAAGGAGTGGTTAGATTATGTGTAAGAAACGCAAATACACAAAAATGGGTGCTTTATATTCAATAGTAAATGCCCAGCATGTTAAAAAGAGCAAGAAAAACAAAAATGATAAAATACCGGTTAGATCTTATTACTGCAAGTGGTGCAATTTATATCACTTATCAAGTCAGCAAAGATTAAACATAAAGACAGGAGTAATTGGATAATGAAAGAGGCAATGAGATGATCTTACACAATTATACAAGCGAAATCAATAGTTCAAAATATCCACGGTCAACAGCACGAAAGATTGCGAATGACCTGAACAAGAATGACCCTTTTAATAATTATCTAGTGAGCCTTGAGTTTGGCTCTAAAAGGTATATTGTTGAAAAATTTGAAATCAAAGGAATGAATAGATGAAACGTTTTTACGTAGAGGAAGATGACAATGGTAAAGAAATTAAGCGAAAACTCACAACTTTTGCTAACGATGATTTAACACAGCTATCAGATGATGAACTAGAGACAATCTATTATGAATCATCAGCTCAATTTTTAGCTAAAGCAATGCACTTTATGAAGATTGAGAACGAACTATTTTCAAGAAAGAATGTAACTGTAAGTGATGAAATTCTAATAAATGCTGGCAATAATATTATTGAAGCAATTAATCAGGTAAGCAATTAAGCAACAAAAAGGAGAAGAAAAAGAAAAACAGCTATAAAGCTGTCTTTTTTTTAGTTTACTTTTCCATACTCTGCTTCAAATTCCTTTTGATACATAACTGTTTCTGGTAACTTGATTGCTCCAAATTTACCTTGGAAACCGCCAAGCATACGAGTTGTTTTAATATGTCGTGCTGATACTCCGTTGCATACATACCAATTCTTTGTGTCCTTGCAATTAATTAAAAACATTTCAATTTCTCCGCTTTCTGTTGTGTTATTGTTAGAGCCCCCAGTTTGTCCTGTAAGGCGTTTATTTAGTTCTGCGATAAAGTATGAGCGACAACTCTCTACCGTGCCACCATGTACCTCTACGGAACGTCTAGGGCATGAAGTAGATGATAACTCTTGATGCAGCTTCACAGTATCACGATTAGGAGTTAAGCCCCATTGTTTCATGTACTTGGCTACATCATCTAGTACCGCCTGTTCATTCCTCAAGAACTGGTTTAAATCGCCCTCTGATTGGCATACTTCCCAACTGGCATAATTTGCATTACCGTATGAGTTAGCACAATGCCATGCCATGTTAGAGAAGTCCGAAGCCTGCAATCTTCCGTCATTTCCAATATAAACATGAGCAAAGCCATTTTCAGGGTTATGATTAGGTAACCAGTTGTTGTAGAAGCCAACGTTAGCGCCATTTGAACCGGCGTCATTGTGAATTACAACCCCAGTAGGGTTATGCCCACGAACACCAGCATTAGTTATATTCATTCTTTTTTATCCTCCGTTTGTTCTGCTTCTGCTTCCGGAATATTTACACCGTTCTTTTTAATGAGTTTAACCAAACCGTCAAACATAGGGCTGATTTTTGCGATTAAATAAACAAACTGTCCTACAAAGTACAATAAACCTACATTAATCACGGTTTTGGCGATATCAGAAGTTGAGGGTGTTTGTGTAAAGTAAAATACTGCATACAAAACCCATAGCGCGAAGACAACCGTTAAATCAATTACAAGTCTATGTTTAAAAGGTGGGTTCATTGCTTCTCTATCTTTTACCCACGTAGCGAAAAAAATCGCTAAAATCAAGACAGTTATTAAAATCATTTTCGTTACCATTTTTTTGTTTGCTTTCTAAATTATATTTATCAATATTCCAATACGTGTTGTAGTGCGAATTGTTTTGAAGATGTGTTATTGTTTACCCCATGACCTGTGATTTTATTCCCTTGCAAATATGCAAATTTAGTTGCAACACCGCCAGTAGAGTTAGCAAGAGCGAAAGAATGTCCTACATCAGCTAACTGTACTGATTCTTTAGGAATAAAGAACCACTGATTAAGTGAGTTTTTTGTATTTCCGTTCATATGTGATTTAAACTCTGTGAAGTGAAGAATCCAACCATTAGCGCAGTCTGAAATATTTTTAGAAACATTGACAACATCTCCGTCAAGTAACAACGAAGCACCAGAAAAAAGAATTCTTTTCGCTGGAGTTTTTAAGTTTCCGGTAAATTCTAAATCTCTTGTTATAATTTTGCTAGAAGTTAAATCTCCCACAGTTGTTTTTTGAGTAGGCGTTACACGGTTCGTCACTCCTAGACCATTAGTTGTAATGATGTCTACAACACGCTTATAAACCCCAGAATCATTGTTCAAGTCAATTGTATTACTGTTATCTGCTGTTTCGCAAGATACGCTAACCGGTTCTGTCGTTTTCGTCAAATCAATATTAATGTGAATATAGTTTAATGAGTCAGCCTTAAGGGCTACGGTCTCATTAATCAATTCAAAGTAACGACCAGCCACAACGAAAGAAGTATTAACATATTGAACGTTTAAGGCTGTATTAACAGGAGAACTCCAGTCGGTACGCCTGAACGTTGTGTAGTCCATTCCTGATAACATCATGTAGAGCTTAGCGTCATTATTTGAACCTACTGGAAACTCTGTACCATTTGGACTAAAGAATGTAAACTTTTTAATTGTCATTTTTTACCTTTCTTGAAATTATCTTCGCTTTATCTAAAACTGGGTTATCAGTAATTGATAGCTCCAACAATCTAAATTTTCTACCGCCATAAGGATAACCACCAATTGATACAAATTGGCCGACCTCGTACAAGAGCGTAGTTTCGATTCTAAGAGAGTTTTTACTATTATAGTACAC